GCAGATGGAGTTTATTTTAGAATATGGACACCAACTGAAATCAGTTATGTATTTGTACCAGAAAGAGAAAAACCTAAAATATTAGAAGTTAAGGTTAATGCTCTTGGTGAAATTCCAGCGGTATGTATTTATAACAAAAGATCACCACGCAGAGGTATTGGTATTAGTGATTTAACAGATGTTGCATTATTGCAACAGTCTATTTATAACGAACTATCTGAAATGGAACAGCTTATTAGATTATCTAATCACCCAAGTTTAGTTAAAACGCAAGGTGTTGAGGCTAGTGCTGGTGCTGGTGCTATTGTAAGTATGCCTGATGATTTGGAAAGTGGATTAAAGCCTTACCTATTACAGCCTAGCGGTTCTAACTTATCTGAAATTAGATCCTCAATAGATCAAAAGGTTGAAATGATAGATAGGGCAACTCATACAAGCGGAGTAAGGCAAACTAAATCTCAAGTGTCTAGTGGAATAGCATTACAAACTGAATTTGAAAACCTTAACTCAGTATTAAGTGAGAAAGCCGACCTATTAGAAAACGCAGAAGAAAATATATGGGCTTTATTTGCCAAGTGGCAAAGTAAAGTATTTGATGGTGAAATAGATTATCCTGATTCCTTTAATTTACGAGATTATGCTAGTGATCTAGATTACTTACAAAAAGCTAAAGCGAGTGGAGTTAAATCATCTACATTTGCTAAAGAAATAGATAAACAAATTGTTAATGCTACCATTGAAGAAGATGAAATTATAAAAACTATAAACGAAGAAATAGATGCTAATTCAACAGTAGGAGTATTTGATACTGCGGAAACGCAACAAGCTATTGAAGAATAAAGTTGAACAATACTTATTTAACTCGTTGTCCATACTGTAAAGAAATTACAGGGGTTGTTAATATTCATGGTCATTACCAATGCGAACATTGTAAAAAGAATATAGAGGAATGTTGTACAGGGGAACAACGAAGCCATTTAGAAACATTATCAAAATTAAATGGTTAAAAGGTATAGACCGCAGAGTTACCACGATCCAGTATATAAAGGTACTTCAATAGGTCGTAATCCAATAATGACTACCATGAATAAATCTAAAAGAAGATCATATAAAAAATACAGAGGACAAGGTAAAAGACGATAATGAATAAGATTGATAAGTTAGCACAACTAAGAGAAAACCTTGTTGATGATATAGAGTTAAGGCACATTAATAGATTAAACATAGCCTTAGAAAATTTAGAAAAAGATGTTGTTAAGGCGGTGTCAAAAGCACCATTGAAAGAAGGAATTTTGTGGGACGCAAATTTTGCGGTTCAAATAAGACCAAAATTAAAACAATTAATAGATAAACATTATGCTTTATGGGCTGACAATACAGTAAGAGAATACGATAAAGTCGCACAACAAATAATAGACAACATTAAAGCAGTACCTATAGATCCCAAGTTTGCTACATTAACTGAGGTTGATATACAAACTATTACTAATCTAAAGAGATTAAAATTTCATGGGTTTATGGATATTGCTACTGAAACAACTAACGCATTAGCTGATGAAGTATATTCAGCAACTATAAGTGGCAGACCATACAGCGATATGGTGAAAAACTTACAGCAAAAAATTAATGGGGTATATATTAAAGCTGATTCAGATGAGATTAATGAATTGGTGGAGTTTGTAAAATCAAGCACTAATAAAAAGGAAATAGATTTAGCGGTAAGTAGATTACATACATATTATGGTGCTGATAGAGTTGGAAATAATATGCGTAAGTACGCAAAGCAATTAGCACATGATAGTTTGATGGAGTTTGATGGTCAGTTTACAAAAGCTAAAGCAGATGAAGCTGGACTAGACCATTACCTTTATTACGGAGATACTATAGGTGATAGTAGACCATTTTGTATTGCAAATAGAGGACGGATATTTTCTGAGTTAGAAGCCAGAAAAGAATGGAACACACCACCAGCTTGGAAAGGTAAGTCTGGTTCTGATCCATTTGTAAGTAGAGGTGGTTATAATTGTCGCCACCACTTCCAGCCAGTTGATAAAGATTGGTATAACGAAAAAGGCGACTTAATAATATAGGAGAAATCACTATGGCTGACGAGCAAAAAACGGAGATCGAGAATACTGAATCTCTAGAAGAAAAACAGGAACAAGTTATCGAAGAACAACCAACTATTTCACAATCTGAAGTAGATAAAATTGTTGAATCTCGATTAAAGAGGGAACGAACTAAGTATGACAAAAAATATGCTGGTATTGATCCTGATGAAGCAAGATCGCTTAAACAGGAAAAGGAACAGCAAGAAATTGAAATGCAAAAAAAGCGGGGTGAGTTTGATAAGATCATAAAAGAACAAGCTGAGAAAAAAGATAATGAAATCAATTCTTTAAGATCAGAACTTACTAAGACAAGAATAGATGATGCCTTGATTAAGGCGGCAAGTGAATTACAAGCCATTAAACCGAATCAAGTTGTTAATCTATTAAAAGACAAGGTACGATTAAGTGATGATGGTAAACCAGAAATTATAGGAGATAATAATGCTCCAATGTATAATGATAAAGGCGATCCGTTAACCATTGATGAGTATGTTGGTAAATTTTTAGACGATAATCCACACTTCAGAACTGCTAATCCTAGCGGATCAGGAAGCAATGGAAATGTCGGTGGTCATACGCAAAAACCATTGAATTTAGCGGAATTAAACATGAATAACCCAGAAGATAAAAAGCGGTATGCTGAATATCGAAAGGCAATGTTTAAAAACTATTAACAATTTAACCATATAGGAGAAAATTATGGCTAACGAATCAACAACATCAACCTTAGATGATTTGATTTCGCCATTGGTTGCAGAGGCTCTATTCGTAGCTTCTGAAAGATCAGTGATGAGAAATCTAGTAAGGAATTATACAATGCCTAAACAATCAGGCAAAGTATTACAAGTGCCAATTTATGCAACAGTAAGTGCAGCGGCAGTGTCCGAAGCAACTGACTTGAGTAATACGGCAATCTCAACTTCAAAAGCAGATTTAACTGTGTCAGAAGTTGGAATTATGACAACTTTAACCGACATGGCTTTGAATGTATCTGAATCAGATGTAGTAAGAGACTTAGGTAAATTATTTGGCGAGGCTATCGCTAAAAAAATTGATACTGATCTAACTGCATTATTTGATGGATTCTCAACAGAAGTCGGTGATGGAACAACTGCATTTTCTGCGGCAGAGATTTTTAAAGCAGTAGCACAATTAAGAAAAAGTGGTGTTCCTGATAATGATCTTGCTTGTGTGGTACATCCACTCGTAGCATACGATCTAAAATCTGGCTTAACCAATACATTTGCTAACCCTAACTCAGGTCTTGGTAATGATGCGTTAAGATCAGGTTATGTGGGAACTATCGCTGGTGTTCCAGTATATGAAACATCTAACATAGCAGATTCATCTGGTAATAATCCAGGAACTACTGGTGATTACAAGGGTGCGGTATTTCACAAAGACGCATTAGGCTTGGCTTTACTTCAAGACCTTAAAATTGAAACTCAAAGAGATGCTTCAATTAGAGGAACTGAAGTTGTTGCAACAGCAGTATATGGTGTAGGTGAATTACACGATTCTTATGGTGTTGAATGTAACCACGATTCTTCAATTCAATAACAATACGAGTTGTTAGAACAACAATAGAGGGGGAGATTAATTTCTCCCTCTCTTTATTTAAAAGGAATTTTATTATGGCATTTGCAACAAGGAGTAGTTTAGTTATATATCAACCTGACATTGGCGATATGGGTTTATCAACAGGCGAACAAGACGCATTTGTTACTCATGCAATCGCAG